GTTCTTCCTCAGATAATTCATATAAATTATCTGGTCTTGTTGGTTCTTTTAAGTGTAAGTTTTTTGGGTTCATACCTGTTATATCAAATCCCATTTTTGCTCCTTTATTAGTTTGTTTTATTTATATCAAAAAAATATTTTCCATTTTGAGAAATACTTTTTTGAATTACCTCATATTTATTAACTATATCTTTTTTGCAACACCAACACAAAGACAACTTAATTAAATCTTTGTAAGATAATTGTTTTTTAATATACTTTAATAAATTCTTTTCTGATTTTAGAGTAGTTTCTTTTACACTTGTTTCAAACCACTCTTGCTCATGGTTTTCAAATGTTGCAATAACATCTATTTTTAAATTTTCTATAAACATATCCCATGAATATAAGATATAGATTATATTGTCAAATGTTTATTTTATGCCAAAAAAAGCTATTAAAACAATGATTATTAAGGTGGGTATAGGGTAAAATACGATTAATCTTACTAAAAATGCCAAAAAATTATCCATGATTTGACAGAGATATACGTTAAAAATTTAATTACAAGATTAAAGTTTTATTTTTTTTATTGATTGAATTACTGATGTTGGAATAATTGTAGTATTGCCTATATTGTCAAATGTTGGTTTATCTTTTGTCTCTATATAATCAGTAAATATTCTGGTAATACCTTTTGATTGAGATAATAAATATCCTTTTGAAACGCATATTGGAAGTTTAGAATTTTTTAAATTTTTTGTATCTGACCAACCACTATCCCCCTCTATATCTGCCCATTTAATCTCAACAAATGGATAGTCTAAAATATTATTTCCTAAATTTTTAAAATTAAAATTTAAAATTTTAGATTTTTGTAATTTTTTTGTTTTCATAATTCCCACATATCACTTCAAAGTTTTGAAATTATTTCCCACATACGACTTCAAAGTTTTGAAATTATTTCCCACATGTGACTTCAAAGTTTTCATTTTTTATTTTCAGTTAATACAGAAACAATACCTATAGATGTACTTAAATGGCTATTATGGATTTCATTAAAAACTACCATAAAATTTCCATCATCAAGTAATTTCTTTTGGCGTAACGTCAATGATATTTTTGGCTTCTCCGATTTTACCTTCAAGTTCGGATAACCGTTTCTCAAGTTGTTCACGACTCATACCCTCCAATCCAACATGGGTTACTTCTTTCTTGTCTACAAAGAATCCTGCCATTTGTCCACTACGATACTCTGCATTTACAGCTACAGAAAATTGTTTTTTGTCTTCTGCTTTTTTACTTAGTGTTTCAAATCTTTTATATTTTTTAAGCTTATCCCCTTCATGTTTTTTTAATTCTTGATTATATTTCATCTCCATATAACGCACTACATGAGGATTTTTATTTGGATTGGTTAGTCTACTTGCAATTTCTGTTGGTCCTTCTTTTTTATCAGAAGTATAGCCAGCCCGAGTGGCTGCTTCAGTCTTAGAAATCTCTCCCCAATTACTAACATATATATCTACAAAGGCTTTTTGCTTCAATGTCAGCTCAGATGTTGATTTCAAAGTATTTTTTCTTTTAGTCATCTTGACCTGTTATATCATAAAATTTTTCCTAATACGCTTTCTTACAAACTTTTTTTATTTTATTTTTTTGCAGAAAATGGCCTCAAGCAGAGTATTTTCCTAGAATTACTAGGAATTTTCCTAGTGTTTTCCTAGTGTGTTTTGCTCTAGAATTGTTGTATATCAATGTTTTTCCTAGTTTCCTAGAGAAAAACCCTTACAAACTTTTTTTTATTTTTTTTTTTCTAAGGAAGTGTACTAGGAAACCAGCCCCGTGAACCGTGGTTCTAGTATCATTGACCTAGATAAAAGATTGACGTACCTCGTTCCATGCACTACAGTTATCTCGAGTAATGTTTGTTATCATTTTCATTACCTCATTGTTAGTTATATTCTTAGGCTCATGTTTTTAGAATTTCCTTTCTGGTGGGCCTAAGTTTATATTATGCGAAATCTATTCGAAACACTCATTGATGTCGGCTCAGGATTACTACTTTCAACCTTAGTGCAGCTATATATATTTCCATTTTTCGATATGTACCCAACAGTATGGGAGTCTTTCCATATCGCAGTAATATTCACGGCTATTTCAATATGCAGATCATGGTTCTGGAGAACATTTTTTAGACGAAAAAAATCTTGAAAAAAAATTTTTAAGTTATATATTTAACTTACTAACTTAGGAGAAATCATGAGTTAACTGCTTTAACCTGCAGTTTGGATTTTGCTCCCTGAACTGCAGGTTAAACTTCAACATTCAAATCTTTATTAAAATTATCTACATATACATTATCAGCGTCCATTATTTGTCTACGCTTGTTTTCTACATTACGTCTTAATTCTTTTCTTAAATCTAAGTTTGTTTCACCTTTAAGTCTTTGAAATAATTTATCGTACTCGTACCAAAGAAAATGTTTTCTTTTAAATTTAATATCACCATTCTGTAATGCTTTGTAATACCGGTACCTAACATTATCTGGTTCCCATCCTGCCCACCAACAAATTTGTTCAAAGTCTTCTGAAGCTGCTATCCAATAATGTGCATCTGTTTTATGTAATGAAGCTTTACGATCAGCACTTAAAGATCTTGTATCTTCAAACGCATTTAAAATTACATGTCTCCACAATTTCTGTTCATTACAAATATGGTTCTCTGCAACAATATCAGAAGTAATTTTAATGCCCATAAGTTTTAATAAGTCTACTGAGTAGAGCACGGTAATGGCCTTTCGATTTTTTAAAATTTAATCGAGTGGCGACCTCAAAGTGTTCGTGTACATCATCAATCAAAGTTGTGATGGCTGCGCCTTCTAAACCCTCTTCACTAATGTGTTCAGATAAATCTCTGAAATCTAGTTGGGCTTCTGCTTTAGTATAATTATCCGCCATCATTCGTAACATCCTGCTTGTAGTCGCTAAATTTAATGACGTTGTTTTTAGTTTTAGAAGGTAATGGTTTTTTAAATTTAGATAATGTCTTTTCAACTTCATCTAATTCTTTATCTATCTCTTCTAAGAATTCATCGTGGTCCTGGTGAACCTCATATATATCTGCTGCATCATTTAAAAACCGTTGATCCATTTGATCATAGCCATAACTAACACCATGCAACATAGCAAATACTACTGAACTTAATCTATTGTATTCTGTTTTTGTAAATTTTTTGGCAGCACTTACTAATAATTTAGTTAGTTCAGTGATACCATCCTTTTTGTTTGCCATTAATATAATCCCACGCTACTTTAAATAATAATACTTGTTCTGCTTCTGATGATGAGCCGTTGACCGTGGATCCTGATCCATTGCAAATGATACAAGATACAAACGATTGCGTTGAAGTCATAATATGACCCGTTCCTTTACAGTCGGTACATATCTTGTGGTTGCGTAATAGTTTAGTCATATAAAAATTTTACTTGTGTTGCAAGTATTTATTATAAACTAATCAGTGTCGTGGGTACAAGGGACAGGAATTATTTTTTTATAAAAGCAAAGATACCTTCAGCTTTTAATTTTAAAATATCGTTCTCTAACTTACGTTTTGCTTTCATTAATGGAATCCAAACTGCCTTGTCTTTTTTAAATTTTTTCATCCATAACCAATTACAAAATGACATTAAAAATCTATCATTCCATTTTTTATTTTCAGTGTTGTCTACCTTTTCAATATCATATTCAATACCTAATTTTTTTTGAGCATCTTCACTCAAAGATTTATAGATATAATAAGCAAATTTGTTATATTTCATAAAGTTATACTACCTTATTCCCAATCAGATTCAATTTCAAAAGTCATTTGATAGTCAAATTTTATCTCTTTTAAATAAGGTTTAATTAGGTTCCAGTATTGGACAGTGGGATATGCAAAGCAATGATCCGATCTTAACCAATGATCAATAGTAGTCTTCTTAATAATGTTATCTTCAACTAATTTTTTCTTATCCAGGTTCTCTTTTAAATATTTCAAAAATGTTTCTTTAGGTGGTAGGTGTGGTCTCATCTTAAATTTTTCATCGTAAGCTTCTATTAAGTGTTGATTATTTTTTAAATGCTCCATGGCCACATCCATAGATAATGTTTTCTGTACTGGTTGCTTAGACTGAGATCTATTTAATTTACCTTTTAATATTTTAGCTGCATACTTAAAACTATTATCACCCTTGTCCATTGCAGTGGGTGTTCTATACATCTTCTTTGGTTCTCTTTGTTCTTTACCTTCCATCAATTCTGCTAAACCTCTACCATAACCTTTTGTAGTTCTACCAGGTTCATTTGCTCTAGGAGTCGGATAAAACTTTTTTGATTGCGAGTCCGAAGATTCTTGCCATTTGTGGGACGATTGCGTTTCCGAGACTTTTGATTCTGCTTGCTCTATCTTTGTCCAATTCTCTGGAAATCCCATTAGGAACTCCACAAAGGTCGGATTCAATTTGCCACCAGGTTCTATCGGTTGATTTACTTTGTTCACTACATCGTTTAACTTCGCTCCGAACTTGGTTCCAGTGCCAACCCTCGTTACACTCCAACCTGATGAATTCTTTTTCACTGTCTCTGGTGGTGCTACTACATCCATCTGACAACTCGCTGATGGTGTTGGAAACATTTGAACGTTTGCCGTCAGATTGTGTTGAGCTGCAGCCTTCTCTCCCTTTCTCTTGATCAGAGTCTCTGCATCCTCTTGACCCGAGGATCGTGGAGTTGGATACATCCTCACTTGATCTGCTGCTATTCGTTGACCCAAACTGTGACCTCTCGTTTTCCCTACTGAAGGTGGTACCTTGTTCACTGAGTCCTTCCAATCTCTTGCGTTCGGTGTTGGATACATTTTCATCGTTTCTGGATCTACTTGTTCTCTCAGATTCGATGGTTTGGTTCTGCCCTTTCTGTGTCCCTCCATTAATTTTTTTGTCCCTGCTGCGCTTCTCGGCGGCAAGTAATCCATTGTGTTTGGAGTGGCCCACAATCCAGACTCTAAATCTTTGGTGCCAAGCACCGATGCCTGAAGCTGGTATAAGGAAACATTGGACTTCGAAACCTTCACCTTCCAATTCATCTTGCACCTGTCTGAGAACCATGCCGTTTTGGAGGTTAACAAGTCCTTGCACATTCTCCCCAATAACGAACTCGGGTTTGATTTCTTTAATGAGTCTAAACATTTCTGGCCAGAGATATCTGTTGTCATCTCTCCCTTTTTGTTTTCCTGCGACACTGAACGGTTGACATGGGAATCCTCCCACAATGATGTCTGCTTCGAATTCTCTTCCTTTGACATTTTTTATATCTCCTTCAATTGGTACGTTTGGGTAATTCTTTTTTAAAACCTTTTGGCAAAACTCATCAAACTCTACAAACTTAATTGTATCAAATATTCCTGTTGAGTGGAGGCCTAACGAGAAGCCTCCAATCCCAGAAAATAAATCTAAAACTTTTAATTTATTTTCCAATATATTCTTTACGGCTAGCGTCTCTCATTTTTAAGAATTTAAATTTTGCTATCTTTAACATCCTGTCAAACAAAGACTCTGCTTTAAATGTTTTAACAACATTCATTATCTTACCATTCACTATAAATGTAAGTGTATTATCTGCATGATCTAACTCTATAGTGAACAACTCTTTAGCTTTAATTCTAGTGTCAACTCTTTTTAGATCGTTCTCTGTCATCATTACCTTCTCCGTTTAAAAGTTTAGTACGAAAAGCTGCGTTAGGAATTTTTAGTTTCCTTGCTTGATGATCTACATAGTCATTTAACAATTTAGAGATCATAGCTCCTGGAGCTCTAAACTTTGATTTGCAAAGTGATTTTAAAATTTTATAATCGTTAGCAGGAATTGCTACTGACTTCCATTTATTGATGTCCATCCTTGACCTCCATATCAGATGTGAGTACTAAAGGTTCTGTTGTTTCTATAATACCCAAAGTATCTTTAAGTCTTTTATTTTCTTCTTTTAGCTTATCTATATTCTCTTGAAGTAATTTGATGCTGCTCATTAATTTATTAAATGCATTCTGCATTCTTAATAATGAATTTAATTCACCTTCAGGTTTTTGTCCTAAAGGCAGTAAGTTATCTATGGTCATTTTGTCTCCTCATATTGTTGGTTTGTTTTTATTATGCTATCTTAACTATATGGGATATTTTTAAAAGTCAATGACAAAATTTATATTAACAATGTTTTTATGTAGTCAAATCTCTGGAAATGGTTGTAAACCTTTTCAACCAGAATACGTAAATTTTAAAACTTATCATGAATGTGCAAGATATGGTTATGATTATGCGTCAGAATTAATGACAGAATTTAGCACAGAATTTATAGATGAATATAGAACTTATATAATTTTTGGATGTAAAGAAGAAAGCACTATTTGACAAATACCATAAAATACGTAATTACATCTTATGGTATTTAAATTTATCTTATTAACATCATTTTGTTTAACTTATCCAAGTGGAGAGACAAAGTGTGGTCAATACCTTAGAGATAACCTCTCAGATGCCACAGAATGCAGAACTATGGCAAAAGCTATAGGTACAGCTCAAAAACGTAAGATCGAAGGATTAGGGGGCTCTATGGCCTCTTATAGCATATTTTGTTATGCTATTGACAACCAAGGTATGGATATTGACCAAAGCTTTGAAATATCTTATAATATCTTATGACAACTTATCGTGTCAAAGCATACATGGGAGGTTCGCAAGTAGACCAAGTAGTCGAAGCAGCCGATGGTAAAGAAGCGATATTGAAAGTGTCAGAACAAGTGGAGGATGGTACTGCTGAAGTTATCAATGATGGCTTCACTGGTAATAAAAGACTTCACGTAACATACGAGGAGATCGTTGATGTTAAGTAAAGAAAAATTGGAGTTGCTTAAAAAACTTCAACACAAAGAACATGCTTGGTCAGCTAGTCTTATGACAAATGGAATATGCACTACTGAAATGCTAAAGACTGAGAGTGAAATTAAATCTCTTAGAAATGAATTAAAGCACCAAGATGTACAAGAACTCTTAGCTGCAACAGGCTAAGTTTTATTAGGTTTTAAAAAACTAAACTTTTTTCCTAGGGATTCTTTCGGCTTAATAAACTCATAGTGATTTATAATTTTTAAAAGTCTTTCTCTTTTTACAGTACAGTATGGTAAAAATAATTTTGCAAGATGCAATGCTTTTTGATGTGAACATCTCCATCTCCATTGGTCTGTTTTTCCTAATGAGCCTTTGCCTATTCCTTTGAAATGAATACTACCTACCTTAACAATATCATAAAAATTTTTAATACAATCTAAATCTGTCATTGCAACTTCCATTGCAACATTCCATTTTAAATATGTTTTACCGTTAGGTTTTTTACATTTGTATTGAGCGTAATTAATGTTACCTTCACCATCAAATAATCCTGCTGCATAAGCTATTAAATCCTTGTTATCATGGGGAAAATTTCTACTTAGCATCACCCCAACTCTTTCCTAATCCAACGTCAACTACTGAAGGTACTTTAAATTCTATTGAGTCTTCCATAATAGTTTTAATTTTTTTAGCATGAGCATTATCTTTTACATTGAAACAAAGCTCATCATGTATCTGTAACATTGGTAAGTGACCTGCATTGTAACAATCTAACATTGATTGTTTTGTTTGATCAGCTGAGGATCCTTGAATTAATCTATTTAAAGCTTTGTATGTATAGGCTCTTTTAATATTATCTTTACCATATTTTGCTACTGCATTATCAAATGTTTCGGCCTGGTGTAATCCAAAGTCTCTTGTTTCCCACTTATCAAACCTACACTTTCTACCTTTTTTAGTTCTTATCACACCCTTCTCATCTGCTGCCAACTTACATCTGTCAGATAGTTTTCTTATAAAAGGTACCTTCTTATTATATTTTGTAATTAATTCATCTGCTTCATCTTTAGTTACCCCCAATGATAAAGCTAATTTATTTTTACCCATACCATACATTATACCAAGGCCAATAGTTTTAGCTTGAGTTCTTTCTATACCTACAAGATCTGCAACTGTTTGATGAAAGTCTGCACTATTATCTTTATATGCTTCAACTAATTCTTGAGATCCTGCATATCCATTATCTCCAATAGATGCTGCATAATGCACAGTCATTCTTGGTTCTTGTTGTGAATAATCAAATGAACCCCATTGATATCCTTCTTCAGGAATAAATAGTGATCTAATCTTGGGACCAAGATCCTTATTTCTAGCAGGTACTTGTTGTAAGTTTGGGTTACTCATAGACAATCTACCCGATACAGTTCCTCCAGAATCTGATCTTAATTGTTGTATCTCTCCATGGATTCTACCTTTGACTTGGTATCTTAAAATAGAAGATAAGAAAGTGCTATGAAATTTATTTACCTCCCTAGCTTGCACAATCAATTGGGCTAGTTTATGTTTGTTATTTATTAACCAATTTTGTGTAAAGGAAGGCTCTTTTGTTTTTTCAGTTCGTGGATAGTCTAACTTCATTTTGTCAAAAGCTTTGGCAATCTGGCGTGATGCCCAAATGTCTACTTCTATTCCTGATTCTTTTTTTATGGCCGATAGTATTTCTTTCTCTTGGTTCAACATTTGTTTTTTTAATTTTTCAGCTAATTCCACTTGGACTCTCACTCCTCGTTGACGCATTTTTATCAACACCGGAATTAATTGTTGTTCTAGATCCCAAACTGTTTCTAGACTTTGAGTTCTTATTTCTTGTTTGAATCTTTGCCATAACTTTAATGTCAATACTGCATCTTGCTCTGCATAATAACCAACATGTTCTGCAGGTAGCTTCCACATCTCTGCTTTAGGATCTATACCATGAGCTGCGGCAGCTTCTCTTAATTCTGTCTCTGCTTTTATTTCACCAAGATAATCTACTGATAAGGCGTTTAATGAATAACTAAATCTATTCTCATCTATTAATGCTGCAGCTATCATTGTATCTACTATTTGTCCGTTGACCGTGATCCCTGATGCTTCAAGCCATCCTACATCGTACTGAGCATTATGAAATACTTTAGTGCAAGGTAAGCTACAAACTTTTTTCATGTATGCTTTAACTTGTTCTGGTATCATGTTACCACCACCTAAGTGACCAAACGGAAAGTATCCTTGCCATCCATCAACGGCTACTGCAAACCCCACAATCTCTCCTTTACCTAAAGCCCAACCAGCTCCAAGCTTTTCATTAATACCATCGTCTCTAGTTTCTAAGTCGATTGCTATCTCAGTTGCACTAGATAGATCTTTATATTCTGATGGTGTATTCCACATAGATTTTTTAAAAGTTAATGTAAGTTGTAGTCCGTTCATTATGTATTCTTCTTTTTTTTGTCATACGTTACAGTCTTAAGGTGTTCTTTTTCTAATTCACAATAATGTATAATTTTATTTAAATCTTCTATTGTGGTACCTTTGAATAAGTATCTACACACATATTTAATTACATTTGCTTGAAATGGATTTAGACTATTTTTTCTTATAAAAGTCCATGGTTGAATCAAAAAACTTTGATAGTGATTCCCTCCAATTTGTTTTTCATCAGCATTTTTAGCTTCATCGAACATTGTTTTATTTGTCATTTATATCCTACTATTTATTCTAAATTGTTTCCAAAAAGTAATGTATAACTTATTCTCATATTTTCAAAACCTTCTTTCATAGATACTTCATTTGTTTTATGAAAATAAGAACCATTAAAAAAAATTGCCCTATTACTTTTATACTTAATTTTAACAGGTTCTATATTTTTAGATTTAATATAGTCTAAACTTTTTTCTGCATTATTATTCCAATCTTCTCTTGTCCAATCTTTTGGAGGTGTAATTTTGTAAATATTTAATCCATTCTTTTCTAAGTCTAATACACTGTCATTTGATGAAACCCAGATATTTAAATTTATTACAGATGGATCACAGTGCAGACCTACACCATCCTTATTTTTTGTGTAAAGAAAACTCCAACCTCTTTGAAACTTTGGAACATCAAATTTTTTATTTATCTCACTTACAATTAAATCTGTTAAATAATCTTCAGTGGGAAAATAATCAATTGCAACATAGTCATTATATGTTTTATCAAAATATTTAGCAAACAACATCCTGTGTTTTAATGCTTCTAAACATTCATTTGTAAAAAAATTATCTACAACTTTTATATCATCCAAATCTTCGATCATTTGATTTTTATTTAAAATCTTCATTACATTATTTGTCATTTTTTTCTTGGACATAAATTAAATAGTCTGACCCAATTGGATAGCTAAACTTATAGTCTGTTCTTAATAAATGTAAAGTTTTTCTTGCTCTTGTTGCACCGGTGTACCAAACTTTTCTCTCATCACTTTTTTCTTGTTTGTTTTTATTTGCATAGTCAGATGGATAGTTACCTTTACTATAAAGTACAACATGATTTGCTTCACCACCTTTTACACTATGTATTGTATCTATTGTTATTAATGGATCTTTATCTAATTCTTTTTGTCCATACCTTCTTAACAATCTTATAAAATGTCTTACTTGTTTAGGTTTAAAGTTTCTTCTTAATATCCAATACCATGGTTTATTTTTCTGTGTATCTTTCAATGCTAAACCACACCACTCTTTTAAAGTTTGAAAATCATAATCTCTTAAGTCTGGTTCATTCCTCCAAAACTTATCTAATCTAAATGCAGGGTCATCAAGTTCTCTTATATACTTAACCATGTTACGTGCTGCTCTCTTATCTATTTTTTTATTCAAACTAATAGTTGTCCAAGCTTTAATAGCTTCCCATTGTTTCTGGTCAAAACATTTGGTGCCCTTATTATCTTTGTAATATAGGCCTGCATCCTTAGCTAACATCCTAAGTTCATTTACAGTTTCATTGATACGACCTAAGATATACCAATCTTCTTTTAACGACTCGAAAGGAATTTCTTTAAATGATAAGTAACTTTTAACAGATCCTTTAGATTCTCCTGGTTGATATTCTTTCTCTTCACTATCTCTTATACCTCTTCTAATTACTTGAGAAAATCTATGAATTGCTTCTCCAAACCTTTGAGTCTTTCTTAGTTTTACTTTTCGACCTGGAAAGAATTTAGTAAAATATTTTGGATCAGCCCCATTCCATTTGTATATAGCTTGATCATCATCTCCTGCTAGATATATTCTATCTACTTTAGGTGCCATCTTATACAACACTGACCATTGTAACGGGGTACAGTCTTGTGCTTCATCTAATATTAAAACTTTAAGTGGTGGAAAGTCTACTTCTGTTATTGCTCTTTGAATCATATCATCAAAGTCTATAAAGGATCTCTCTCCTCCTCCTGTCTTGTAATGTTCATAGGTATCTATCTTTCTTTTAAATACTGTAAGTGAATCTCTTTTATAACTCTCCATCTTGTAGGCTTCTTCTGGATCTATTAATAAATTTCTAGCTTTACTGTAGACTCCTAAAGACCAATCCTTATACATGAAGTTATCATCTGCTAATCTTTTATCTGAGGACTTAATTACTTTAGTCTGTAATGCAAAATCAATTGTACAATCTTTAGGATCAAATACTTCTTCTGGAAAGTATCTACGACAATAAGTATGTAATGTTTTAAACCTTGAAAAGTCTTCTGTAGAATAATTTGGAAAAGACTCCATGGCTCTTCTAACTGCAGTGTTAACGGCTTTGTTAGTAAATGATAAGTAAGCAATATCATTTGGCCTAATACCTTTTCTTAAATAACTTTTAAGTACCTTCTCAATCAGTGTGTATGTTTTACCTGTACCTGGAGGACCAAAGATCTTTACTGTCTTATGATAAAGTTCCTTAAGTATTTTAAGTTCTAAACTTTCCTGTGTGGAATTCGTCATCCATCTCCGATACAGTTTTAGTTGTTTCTTTTTTATCTGCTACTTTATAGTCAACAAACTTAGGCATCATAACTGACCATACATTCTTAACACCTTCATGATAATCAAGTCTATCACAATTAAGAAGATTCAATGCTTCACTAGCACTCTTAAATGTTTTATCACTACCTAAGAATTTTTCAAAAGTAATTTTTTTGAAATAACAAATGTTTGATGATGAGTCTAGTATAACATAGTTGTCCTTAAGTTTCTCAAAGTCATCTTCTTCTATATGTGACTCAAAGAATTTTTTAAGAAAATTATACTTCTCTTCATCTAATGTATCTTTAAATTTCATACTTGCATTCTCTACTGCTTTCCTAACTAAGGTAGCCATAAGCATTTCAAATGGAGATGGTCCCGACTTAGGTTTAGGTAGTGTCATCCAATAGATACCATATCTAAGTAACTTAACTCTAAAAGATTTTTCGTCTTTCATATCTTCTGGATTAATTATTATTTTTTCATCTTGAAACTTAAATGTGTATTCAATTGATTTAGTAGATCTAATAAACTCTACATCTTCAAAGTCATCAATCATATCTGGTACTTGTGAACCGATACCAAGCTTTCTTAATTTACATAGATCTTTATTACACAGTGGTGCAATTGCATTTGTTTTAGGTGGACACTTATAAGCATAATCTTTTTTAGATATAGACTTTGCAAGTGTTTCTACTTCTTTTGGATCTAATGGTGTTGTAAATATTTCATAGTTCCTTTTCTGTAAAATGTTTTGTATCTCATTAATATTTAAGCTGCCATCGGCTTTCTTCATTTCAAGAACACCAACATTAAATAACAATTCGTTACGGTGGTTTCCTTCCCATTTTTCTGAAATCATTTTCTGAACACAAGGAGGATAATGTTTCCAATCACTCTCTGGTTCATACTCTTTAACTTTAATATTATTTAACTGCTCTAAAGTAACAGTCTTTTTAGTTATCATTTCTAAAAAATTATTTATCATTACTGGAGTATTGTTATCGTTGTAAGCAAACTCAGTAGTTTGATCCATGTTGAAGTAAGGCATGTTCAAACATTTATTCATTGGAAATACTTCTTCAGAGTAGAAGAAAGTTTTATTCCAATCATTAAGAACTTTAAGAACTTCTTTAATAGGGTACCAATCATTTAAAAATAAAAATAAATGTAACCCACCAGATTTAGATCTTACTGCTATTAATGGTAGTTGATTGTCTCTTATTATATCTACAATTTTCTTTTCTGAAAATGTAGTATAGTTACGAGGATCAATATCAATACATCCCCATTTACACACGTCACCGTTCTCAGGTTTAATCCCAATCCGTGTCTCTCCTTTTAAATGTTTCTTCCATAGTTCAAGAGTAACAGGTTCGTGGACCGTGAGTACTTTAACCTGTTTCTTTCCCCGTTCATCTACTTCCCCTGTAAGAGAAGTAGTGATGAACAGTTCAGAATTACCCTCAAATATCTTTAAGAGTTTTTGCTCCATGGTTAATTAAAATGGAGTTGCTTCTTTAGGTGCGTTTCCTTGTGATTGATTCTCCTGGGAGAAGTCAACCTTACCAAAGATATCACTCTTCATTGCACTCTTATAAAATCCTTGAGTAGCCTCTAATACTTTTAAATGATCAGTTGCGTTCAAGAATGAATTAAATTCTATTACCCATCCATACCATGAGTTTTTAGAATTAGATTCTTTAGTCGTACTCAATTTATAAGTCGTAGACCAAGACGGTGGATTGTACATACCGTTCTTACCCTGCGCTCTTCTAGATTGAATCATAGAGTTCCAAGTTTTGGATTTCTTTTTTTGAGTTGACTTTAAAGGTATCAAGGCTTGTTCAATTGGATTTAAATCTTTATCCAATATGTAAACAAAATGATTTCCCGTATCCTCGATATAATTACCATTAGGCAATCTATCTTTATTATCTGCAGACCTTGTAGTCTCAGACATAATTGCAGGATCCGTGTGTATTGCTACAGGTCTTCCTAAACCTTCACCTTTGTCCTTCCACTCGTTAAATGTGTTTATGTAAAGACATGGTGCTACTATCAGCCCTTCTTTACCTTTCCACACAGTACCAGATGTTTCACTCCATATATCACCCTGTCTAGCAGACTCGACAAATTTACCATCTGTCTCATCTAACACAGGAGAGTTAGCATAAAGTATTTTTAACATTGGAAGTTTTTGATCTCGAGCTGTTGTAAACTCTTGACCTTGACCTGCCATACCCTCTAAATCAAATTGAGCGGGTAGGTTTTCTTTTTTCTTTACTATCGCTTTTTCTTGTTGCTTTTCTATCATGGTTACTCCTTCGTGGTTATTTTAGTTTTATTTGCAACGTAGGTTCCAAACAATTCTGCAGGAACATCTTTACCTAAATCTGCAATCTGTTCTTTTACGAACGATCTTAGACTACTAGGATGTACTGATGTTTTCTGTTGAACTGCTAGACCTTTGCTCTTCAACTCTTCTACAAGTGCTTTAGCTTCATTATCTTGTCTCATTTTAAACTCCAAAGATACCTGGTTTTTAATCAGATCTCCATGGCCGTTTGCACGTAGCCAATCAAAAGCTTCTTCACTTCTAGATGCTGGTATTCTTGCAGAGTAGAATGGTTTAACCTCTACGGATATTCCACCTTCGAGTTTAATTAACTCTACACCTGCTTGTTGCATTAAGTTTGGAATTGTTTGCTCAGAAAGATTAGTCTCAACTTCTTTTAACTTTTTTAGTTCTTCTTCAGCCGTTGCTATTTTTTTCTGAGTTTCCAATAACTTTTTGCAAGAGTCGGTAATGTCAGTCGACATTGCCATATCTATATTTACTATAGATTCTGCTTCTAAGTCCATAAGAACCTCCTTGGTCGAATCAATATATTATTTATTTGATCTTTGCAAATAAATAATTTAAATCATTCCCAATGTATAAATACAAAACGGAACCCTTTAAACACCAACGACAATCATTAATGGAAGGGGCTAAACCTTATAATTTTGCATACTTCATGGAGATGGGAACAGGTAAGACAAAGGTTGCTATAGATAATGCAGCATACTTATTTCAAGACCAAAGAATTAATTTTGCATTTGTTATTGCACCTAATTCTGTTTATCAAAATTGGAAAAAAGAAATTAATGTTCATTGTCCAGAAGATACTAATATTTATATTTGGAAAGTATCAAAAGATAAAACATTTAGAATGGATCCAGATAAACTTACATTTGTTTTAATGAATGTTGAAGCGTTATCACATGCATCTGGTAAGAAGTGGTTAGAATCTAAATTACAAAAACATGGTATGAGAAGTATGATTATATTAGATGAGAGTACATCTATAAAAAATTTAAGAGCATCAAGGTCTAAAGCTATAATTAAATTAGGTCAACTTGCTAGATATAAAAGAATTCTTACAGGTTCTCCTATTACTAAGTCTCCATTAGATTTGTTTTCACAATGTGCGTTCTTAGATAAGAAGTTATTAGGGTATGATAATTATACAGTATTCAAAGCTAAGTATGCAGTTATGTTTAGTATAGAACGGGGTGGGTACAATATACAAATACCAAAGTATTATGTAAATCTTGAAGAGCTAGAATATAAACTAAAAAACTTTTCATATAGAGTACGAAAAAAAGATTGTCTAGATTTACCCGAGAAGATGTATGTTCAAAGATATGTAGATCTACCGGATGAACAAAGAAAAGCCTATGAACAATTGAAAGAATCTGCTTTAATGATCTTGAGAGATGCAGAGGTATCTTACAATAATAAACTTACTGAACTACTTAAATTACAACAGGTAGCTAACGGCTTTGTCAAAACAAATGAAGGGGACATTGTAGATTTTAAAACTAATGCCAAGCTAACAGAGCTTATGAATATAATAGGAGAGACAGAAGACAAGTGTATTATCTGGGCTAACTATGTTCATAATATTGAAAGCATTAAAAAAAAATTAGCTGAGACTTATGGTGTAGACTCAGTCGTATCTATCTATGGTAAAGACTCAGTTGATGCTCGTAACAAAGCAGTAGAAAAATTTCAAAACAATGATGAGTGTAGATTCTTAGTTGGTAATCCAACTGTAGGTGGGTATGGTCTAACACTGACTGCTGCTAAGTATGTTATCTATTTTAGTAACTCTTATAATCTAGAAGTAAGACAACAGAGCGAAGACAGGGCTCATAGAATAGGACAGAAGTCTCAAGTAACTTATATTGATATAATTTGTAGAGATACAATAGATCAAATGGTATTACACAATCTTGAAAACAAAATTGAATTATCTGCTAAGACTCTTGGGGAACAGGTTCAGAAGTGGCTTTAGTTTTATGATATCGTTCTACTCTCTCTAACCATTTCTCTTCATACTCTTTTAATTTATTTTCATTCATTTTAAATTCTTGATAAACTTTATCTTTAGTACAGATACATATTAATCCTTGTGTTATAGGACCATACTGTTTCTTATGTGCTAATGAGTATGCACAGATTTGATAGTAATAATCTTCTACATACTCTTCTCTTTTTAATTTGTTTGATTGCTTGAAGTCAATGATCGTAGGTTGATCATCATATAAACCAACTACATCTGTTGCACCTGCCCATCTATCTTCGTATGCAAGACTAACTTCATTACCCCATACTTCTTTTAATTTACCTAGGTTGTCTACAATTTCGTGAGCCATAAGTCGTGGTAAGGCACCCTCTGGTGACAGATTAATATAACCTCTTCCATCAATATAATTCTCAAGAACATAATGCATCTCAGTTCCTCTAGTTGCAGCTTGGTTAGTTATTCTTTGTGCTTCTTGATAACCGACTCTTTCTCGCCAAGCATCAAGTCCAGCTTTCTTATCTTCTGATTGTGTAGCTGATAATATAGTAGTTACTGATGGTATTTTTATGTCTCCAACATTATAGTGCCGTGAGCCGAGGTCATTGTCTCTAGTATACTTAGCATACTCATATTTCTTTTCGAGTTTTAAGTCGGTAATATAAAATGAATTATTTTCTCTAACAAGACGCACAAGGTCTTTTAGTTTAATTTCAAAATAAGAGCAACAATTATTCCTAGCATTGTTGTCATTAAAAATCCTGTAGATGCTATCATTATTTTTTCAAGTCTATGTATATCTTGATGAACATCATTTATTTTTCTATTAGTTTCTTCTTGCATAATTCTACATAACTTCTCATGGTCATCCATTCTTTGATGAGCGAGTATATCTTTACTAGAAGCTTTTTTTGGCACTGACTATCCCTCCCTTATTAAAAAGGTTTAGGGCCTGTGCTAGTTCTGTATTTGATTGTCCACCCATAGGTAAACTAGATGGTGTTACATTTGGTAAAGGAATATCAGATCCAGATCTTACTATTGATCCTGCTCGTTGTCCTGTACCTTGTTGTTGTACTCCAGATTGTAAGTATGGATCTATTTCTATTGCAGGGGCATTCTCTGGATCAAATTCTCTTTTGGCAGGAGCACCTGGCATAACACCCGTTTTAAAATATTGTTCATAAGCTTCTTTGTTTCCTTGCACTTTGTCCATAGCTGCCTTAGCTTCTACAGGACCTACAATACCTTCTGCAACTAAAGCACTACCTAATTGTCCAACATATCTAGTTAGCTTTTCATAACTATCAATTCCTTTACTACCTTTACCTAGACCTTCAATTAATGCTCTAGTTGTTGCAGGTCTAGACATTGCATAAGCTAAACCAGCAGGACCTAATACAAAAAATGTTGCAGCACCTGGATCGATTGTACCTGTACCAAAACCAACTACACCAACTATTTGTGATAATGCACCAGCTTGTTTCATCTGTACAAGCATGTCTCCACTTGTTCCTGCTGCACCTGGTGGTTTTATTTTACCTTCAATTAATTGTAATCTTCTAACATAATCCTTTATGCCTTTTATTTGACTGTCTTTAAGAAAACCTACTGGTAATCCTGTTTTAGGATCATTTCCAAATAACCAATCATAGTCTTTCATAAATTTTTCTGCTTTAGGAACACTAAGTTTGTAATACTGTCCTGATTTATCAACACTATTTCTTAAAAAATCTTTGAAGAACTGTCCTTGTAATGCTCCTTGAATTGCTTCTCTTTGAGGAAATAAATCATATTGTTTTCCTCCAGCATTTATTTTACCATCTTTTAAACTTTTTTGAAAAGCTCTAAAGTAACTTGGCTTACCTGCACCAATAATATTTTTATATAATCTTTCTTGACCAAAGTCAGTTTTTAATAAATCACTTACAACTTTACCTTCGAATGCCCTTCCTCCTAATCTTGTAAAATCTGAAGCAGCTCTTCTTGCTCCATTTACTGAAGCTGGTAAAGGAGAGTTTGCTAACATAGATTCCAGTCTTTTTAATATCTCGGCTTGAACCGACTTTGCTCTTCCTAATGGTCTCATTCCTCCTATTTCTTCATAGGCAACTCTAAAAGTATTGTAATCTGCTTCATCACCCATTCTAGTTAAAACTCCTAACATTGTAGTTACGTCTGGATTATCAGGAACTATATTATCCTTTGTAGCTTGTTTTATGTAAGTATTTAAATTACTAACTACCTCATCTTTACCTAAATATGAATTATAAACATTTATTTTTGCCGGTACTTCAGGGCCTCTAATTTTTACATTGAATGCAGGATCATACGAACCATCAGCTCTTCTTGTAGCTTTGTTTACACCATCTGCTAATTGATTCCATAATTTATCCTTCCCTCTTTGATAAATTTTTTGGCCACCTATAATTTGTCCATTTAAAAAAGCAGTTACACCATCTGCAGCAGTATCATAGTCTATCTTTGGTAAGTCCTTTGTTAATACTTTTGTAAAATTATCAATAGATTCAATTGTCATTAATCTACTTAAACCTTCTGTTTGTCTAATAAACGCACCACCACCAATAGAGGCAGCAGACAGTGAACTAGCTAATTCAACACCAGATTGTTCTGTAACTTTACCTGCAATAATATTAGCATCTTCAAATTTATATTTACCTCTTTTTACATTAAAGAAATCTGGGTTAGCTTTTTGTGCACTTAAAAATGCATCATCAATTAATTCTGTACTTTCTAAAATAGTTCTTTGTTCTGGTGTTATAAAAACTTTTTGTGATTCATCTGATAATTTATCTAATACTTCTTTACTTGGTAGTTTTCCTGTTTCTTTAAACTTAGCAACTTCCTTGTAAAATAATTTATCTCCATCTAAACCTCTAATAACATCTTGAGCACCATCAATTGTTTTTAAAGAAAATCCTGTAACCTTGTTGTATGTTTTAGCTAAGGCTCCTGCCATACCAAAACCAAGTAGTTCACCAAAAGCACCTTGAGCTGTACCTCTTGCAACTTCTCTTACAATACTTTCTTTAGGATCAAATGTTTGAGATATAGCTGCACCAGCTCCACCCCCTAATCCAGCACCGGTCACACCTCCGATTAATCTTTGTTTATTTTTACTTAAATTTAAAAGTGGTCTTGCTATTCTAGCAACTCTTGCTGCCATTAAACCTGTACCCACTAAAGAAGATCCTCCTGTAAAAGGAGCTGCCGCAACACCTGCAATACCACCAGCGATAGATAAACCTACCTCTGTTACTATTCTCATAAAGTCTGGGCTTGCTAAAAAACTTTCTGTATCTTTGTTGTACTTTCCTTTTTGTGCATCAGATAAAACATCTTCAGGAGTAATCATAAGTTTCATCTCATCATCAAAACTTAGTCCTCCATCTTTACCTGTAGCACCTTTAGCTGCTAAAACAGAATCGATAGCTACTTGTTCTTTAGGAGTAGGCTCAGTCCCTTTAATTTTAAATGTGTTTCCTTGTACAACTATCTCTGCCATATAAATCCTTAATTTGCACTAACATCGTATTTGTTACCATCGTATTGTTTAATACTAACACCTTCACTTAAATCTACATAGTTAGAGGCACCTCTTCCAGAAGCCTCCATAATCTCAAGTGCAGTTGTAAAGTCTGCATTATTATCTTCTGCAATTGCAATAGCATCTGCAAAGTAACTATCTAATGCTTGTAGCTTTGCTTCAAATGTAGCTTCAGTATCACCTACCTGTGGAATAAGTTTTGTAATTCTTTCTGCTTCTTGTTCTGATACTGCAGCACCAGAGATTGCTTGTGTAACGAATGATGTTGCTTGTTGTATTCTACTTTTAAAAGCACCGTAGTCTTTTGAAAATTGTGAGCCACCTACTTTACCAATCGATGCTCTAATTCTTGATAGATCACCAAATCCTACAGGCTTACCTAATTTATAATAGTCATCACCTATTCTAGATAAAATAGTTCTTACTCTTTTACTTCCTTGAATTTGTTTTACAGATTCTGCTGATGGTTTAGATACAACAGTTATCTTTCCCTTACCATCTATTTGAGCAACAGATCCTTTTGGTAAATTATATTGTACTAATTCTTCATCTGTTAAGGTACGAGAACGATCTAATCCTGTTCCTTTTTGTTTTTCTACAGATAAAATAGTAGCCGGAAGTTTACTAACTCCTTCCCCTAATGCTGTTAATGCAGGAGCAATTCCTGATCCTTTTGCTTGAAGTAATGGTGCAGCCAAAGTTGCTGCATAAATAGCTTTTTCTTTAGGAGTTAGCCCAGTTATACCTCCTGTTTGAAAATGTTTTATAGTTGGCTTCAATGACTTGAAGTATCTATCTTTAAACATTTTTCTTGTTAATACTTTATCCATGACTACCTCGGTTGCATCATGTTATAAGCAGAATATCCTGCTAAACCAGTTCCCACTGCTTGTGCTAACGGATTAGCTCCGGGAGCCGTGGTTGCTGTAAGTGTACTCTGTGTAGTAGGTAAATTAGTCATAATACCTTTTAAGAACTCAACTCTTTGATATGGCTCGTATGCTCTTTGTAATGCAGTTTGTCTTTGAGCTTGAAGAGCTTGTTGTCCAATACCTCTTTGTAATGCACCTGCTTGCATTTGAGTATTTATATCAGCTAAAGACATCGCTTGTTGTTGGGCACCCAATTGGCCTAACCCTTGGCCTGCAGCTAATTGTGTTGAAGTTTGTAAACCTTGTTGTTGTTGTGCTGCACCTAATGCAGTTTGAAATCCTGCTGCTTGTGCTTGACCCATAGCCTCTAAAGTTCTTTTTTGTAATTCTGCTTGTTGTACACCTTCTCTACCACCACCAAAAGCTCCTGCATTCACAGCGTTAGCAGCTAATTGATTTTGAGCCATCAATCCTTGTCTTCCAATTTCATTAGTTACATATTGTTGGTAAGGGTTTAAAAATTGATTTATGTTTGGTCCCGCTGCAGCAGTTTGTTGTGCTCCAGTAAATGCACCAATACCAGATGTAACTGAACCAGCACCAACACCTGTTTGACCTGCTTGTGTAATACCTGCTCGCTCTAAAGGACTTAGAGGTGCAACTTGAATTCCTGGAAGATTAACTGGATTCTTAGCTAAGTTTGCAGCTTCGTCATATAAGGCTAGTTTTCTAGCCTCTACTCCTGGTGCTTCTCTTGCAATACTAGTTTGTGTTCCTGTAGAGCCTGAACCACCTCCACCTCCACCACTGAATATACTCATTAGTTTAACTCCTTTTCAAATTCAATATGTCTAGACTTAAAACCATATTTTGGCATAACTTTTTTATATCCTGGTCTCATATAAGCTTTGACTTTTTTACAACCATTTACCCTAGCAAAAGTTTCTAAAGTATTAATTAATTTTTCTTCCCATAAATTCATTTTTTTACCAGTACAAATTAATCCTTGTAATTCCTTAAAGTTTGGGTTCTCAAATACTCGAGTTGTTACAACACCATAAACTTTATTAGATTCATCCCCCTCTGATCCAAATACTAAAAACAATTGGTTGTCTCCAGATAAAAGTAATTCTTTAATATCATTAGGCTCTGCATAACCTCCACTGTAAACTAAAGCTTCTTTAATCATAAAATGAACTAAATCCCAAATATCCTCTACCTTAGAAGGAATAATGTGTAATACTTCAATATTGTTTTTAACTATCTTTTGTGCTTGCATCGACTAAATCATAAATTCGTTTTAATTTTTTTTGTTGATCATAAAAGAAACTAGCACCTGCTTTTCTCATGCTTTTATAACTTTTAGGATCTCCCCCAGATAAAATACCTGCACCTAAAACAGCGTCAGCTCTAGATACAAATTCTCCATCAGCTAATTGTGCAAGCATTGTATCTTCATCCTTGTCACCATTACCTGCACCATCTTCAACATAACCTTTAGCTCTAACATAATTGTTGTAATCGTTTTCGTTATGGTCTGTTTTAGATGGTAAATAATTAACTCCACCTTGATTAAACTTTTTTACTGCAGTAGCTAAACCACCTTGATTTGCATAAAACATATTAGATCCATAAGTCTCATCTCTTGTTGGCATAGTGTTTTCTGCAGGTGTAAAGGCACCTTTTAATTTAGCAGATTGTTCTCCATATGCTTTAGCGTAATCTTCTTCAGTAAATGGTGGATCTACTTCCTCTTCTTCTTGTAATAAAGGTAAAACACTTGAAGCTATAATAGCTGTTTGGAATGGATTTTCTTTTGCTTTTTTTAATAAGTTAGCAGCTATACCTTTTTTTTCTGCTGCCTCTACTACATTTAATCCAGATAATTCTCCACCTCTTGATACAATATCATTACCAAATTTATCTACACCTATAACTGTACCTTCAGGCATGTTTGCTTTATTTAAAAAACTTGTACCTAAATTTCCTTTAGGCATAGGTGCTACTGGCTGTGCTCCTCCTAATCCAATACTAGATAATGGAGCATTTTGAAATGATGCAGGCCCAATGCCTGATGCCCCTAATGCATAAGAACCACCACCAATTAAGGCAGCATCTCTTAATGCTCTCTTTGTTGATTTACCTCTAAGTTTTTGTACACCAAATGTGGCTAATGCTAATGTAAATGGATCCATAGTCTATTTTCCTAATAATAGCATATAGTATCATTTTACTTGTTAGGTTTCAACTCATCTACAAAACGTCCTTCATATTGGTGTTCCCCAACATGTATAATTTTGTCAGTAATAAAGGCATAGCATTTACCACCTATGTCCTTCCAGAGCTTACAGAATGAAAAGTCTTCTCCTAGATATGTCTTTGTTTCTGGGTCATGTATACAATCAAAAAAGTTCCACATGTGAGGTTTATCTACATAGGCTCCATTAATTACATTTTTTTGTACAATAGCTTTTTCTGGATAATGTTTTATTAACTTATCAAATACAGATCTTTTAATCATCATACATCCTGTTGGGCTGTGAGTTACCTCTATAACCCCATCATTAATCTTTATATTGTTATCGTTTTCAACTCTCATTGGATAAGTATTAAAAGAACTTTTTAAATCATTTATATTTTTTATTTCATTGTTTTTAATCCTTTCCATAGTCTTGTCCCACATAATAGTTTTTAAGGGATATGGTATAGATATTATATCCTTGTCTAATTCCAACATTTTAAAAATAGACTTAGAGTTAAAATATATATCTGAATCTATAAATACCATATGGGTGTAATTAGATTCTAAAAAACCAGCTACACACAAGTTTCTACCCTGTGTCACTAATGATGATTTTACTAGTGAAAAATTTACTTTTATTTTCTTTTCAAAGCAGAGTTTTTGGAACTCTAACAAGGCTTGTGTATAATGAATTGAACACTCACTGTGTACTGGGGTAGCAATATTTATTGATATACCAGAATACTCTGAGCTAGTATCTTTTGGTTTCCACATAGGAGCAATAGCTTTTTCATGAGTTGCTGAATTTACTTTTACTTCTTTAAGTGTTTGATAAGTATCTTTATTTATTGTTTCTTTCACTAAGGGCTCCTTTCAAAAAACCTGTCCATTCATTTCCCTTTTTTTCCCAACTGTAAAATCTTTTATAAAACTTCTGTTGTTCTTCTAAATGTTCTTGCATAAATTCAGTATGTAAATAATTAGCAGCAATCTCTATAGCACTTCCTGTAGCTATACCCATACTTTCATAATCATTACTATAATTTATATATACTGGCCATTCTGCACATGTTTCGTATAATGCTCCAAAGTTATTTGTAATTACATGAACTCCAGAAGCCAAAGCCTCTAAAGCTGATGCACAAGAAGTTTCTTCAAATATAGATGGATAAACAAACATATCATAAGTAGGCATCTTTTCTAAAATATATTCATTTGGTTTATACCCAATATAATTTACATTAGGTAATTTTTTAGCTTGTTCATATAAGGGTTCAAATCTTTCATCAAAATCTTTTTTAAATTCATCACCATAAACTTCTGTTGAACTATAAATATCCATTATAATGTTAGGGTTTTTTATTTCTTGCATTGCACGAAGAACAACATTTAATCCTCTCCATGGTGTACAGTGGTGTATTAATTTTACAGGATCTCCTTTTTTATAAATTTTTCTTTTTGGAAAATTATCAATACCATTTTTTATTACAATAGATCTTTCTGTTGGGATATCATGAAAGTATCTAAATTTTTCATAATTCCAATGACTATTAAATACATACCAATCATATTCTTCATGACGAGATTTATTAGAAAAAAAAGGTTGTAAGTTTCCTTGATCCCAAGAATTTTTTTGCCAAAGAATATTTAATTTATTTGGATCAATTGGAACCTTACCAGGTATAGATGTACATATTTGTACTTGATCTAATAACTCTTTTGAAACATGTTTCTCCAACAGTTCCATTTGTATTTCAGTAGCACCTCTAGGTTTCATTTATGTATATTGGTTTTTAAAAATTTTAATAATGTTGGCTTATTATCTATCACATTATTCCATTCTTTTATATCATTATATCTTCTCTTATTTTCTGATAAAATTTCTCTTAATGGTAGGTTTGATTTTGTTAAATTTTTTAAAGTTTGCGAATAAAAATTCATACCTGTCATTATATAATGTTCACCATACCGGCTACTGAAATATTGATTATCATTTCCAACATCATAACGAACGGCCATGTCTTTATGTATTTTATCTGTTTTTGCAAATTGTAAATAATTTTTGTTATATATATCTTTCCAATATTCAGTATCATTCCTTTTTGATAATGCATAATGTTCTGCAACAAAATCTGTGAAGTTATCAAAAAAATGTGTACATTTTAAATTAAAACAATCTTTGTCATATTGTGTTATAGAATCATGTCTTTCAAATACATCTAATAAATTTAACAAAAATTCATGAACAGAAAGCAAACCATTTGATTCCAAAGGTTCTATAAATCCTGCTGCTAATCCTATTGCACATACATTTTTATAAAATATCTTTTCAAAACGACCAACTCTCATACTTATATTTTTAAAAGAAGAGTTTGAATAATCATGTTTTTTGTAATCTAAATGTTTTTTAAATTGTTCTAAGGCTTCTTCGTCTGTTACATATTTATCAGAGTAAACATAACCAGTACCTATTCTTTCCCAACTAGGAATATTCCATACCCATCCATTTTCTATAGCTGTGCAATTAGTAAAAGGTTCTAATTCTTTTTCTTTATTTTTATAAGGTATTCTAGTTGCCCAAGCTTTGTTGTTGGGTAGTAAATCATTGTAACTTAAAAAGTTACCACCTATTTTATGCATAAGTAAAGATTTAAAACCAGTACAATCAAAATAAATATCAGCCTCAAAATCATCTAAAGATTCTATACCTTGGTTACTTACTTTTATATTTTTTACATCTTGAACAATATGTTTTACTCCTTTAGGTATACAATAATTATTTTTTAACCAAGTACCAAATTTTGTAGCATCAAAATGGTAAGCAGTATCTGTTTTAAAATCAAATCCAGGTAATTCATTATTTTCATTTTTAAAAAGTTTATTACTGTTTACTAAAGGCATACTAGAACTTATAAAATTTGCATAATCACTGTTAGGTAAATCTTTATTAAAATACTTTTGAACATACCAATTTTGTTTCCCTAGACCTAAGTTGTTTTCATTTGGTGCACCAAAAGGATAATGAAATCCACCATCATTCAATTTGTAAAAATTTTCAAAACGAATACTTAATTTATAACTAGCATCTGTATGAGGCATAAAATCTTCATCTTTAATTTCTAAAAATTCTAACCACCTATTTATGTATCCTAGTGTGCTCTCACCGACACCTACTGTTGGTGTATCTGGAGACTCAATTAAAAATATTTTTTTAGTAGGGAAAGTTTTAATTAAAGTTGCAGCAGTCATCCATCCTGCTGAACCACCACCTAATATTATTATATCAGCTTTCATTTTGATTATTAGGACTTTAAAAATTGTCCAGATAATTAAACATTATTTTTTTGTGTGTGCTCCTAAAGAAACTCTTGTAACTTTAATTTCAAGGTCTTGTCTAAAGTCATCCACAGTAGTATCAGTATTGGGATCAGCAACATCATTATCAAAATCAGTTTTGGTATCATAAACTTTACCTGTTCTTTTATGTTTAATTATTTCTTTTGCTGTTGCAGGAATTTTTGGTAAATCACTCATAGTTTTCTCCTCTTACTTTTGTCTACGTCCTTGTCTATTGTATTTTTTATTATTTTGCAACTTTTTTTTCTTGTTAGGATTTTTACAGTGTCTTCGAGGCCTTTTCCTAGGTTTATCTCTTTGAACAAAATCTTTAAATTTTTTAGCCATTCTCCTGTGATCTATCTATTTGTGCATAACTTATTGCACCTTGTATTGTATTACTGCCTGTTGCTGCTTGCACTGTTATTGCATCTCCAGCTTCTAAATTTAAACCTTGAGGTGTAGCGTTAACTTGTGTTTTTGCAGCCACATCATCTCTAAAAAATTCGTACTCTGCACTTGAGTCGGACGAATCAACTAAATTCATGTTTACTAAAATAGCTGATGAAGCATCACTGTTAGAACAGTAAACGCTTTTTACAATACATGTTGCATCACTAGGGCAAGTAAACACTGTAGTCTTCCCTGTGGTAGCTTGTTTGAAACCTTGATTTTTATATCTAATTGTCATGTTAAAAAGTAATTAAAAGCATCTTGTTCATTTTTAAGTTCTTGTTGATAAGAAGTATTTAACTTATCTTGCATCGTTCGTAAAGACTGTGCTATTTGTCTTTGATTTTCTTCAGTATAATTTCGTGTTGGTTCTGGTATTACTATATCTACTCTTGCCATTATCTCATACCATCTGGTTGTACATCTATTCTAAAAGTTCCAAAACGCCAATTTTCTTCGGTAGATGTATTTGCAATTTTTAAACTTGCAAATCTAGCTCTTGCTCTGGTGTCTACTTTTTGTGTTGATCCGGTGACCGTGAATGGTCCAAGTGGGGACGATGCTTCTGTATCAGAGGGGAAATCTCTAAGTAAAATAGTTACTTGAGCATTACCTTGTATTGTTTTAAAATCTGGAACAAATCTTCTTAAACTCATAAATACTTGAGCATTACCTTCTATATTAAGACCAAAATCTCCCGATTCTATAAAAGCAGGTATAGCAGTTTTAACTCCTGTACTACTTACTTCATCCACACCAATTTCATGTGCAAAGTATTTAGTTGCACCATTTATATTTGTAACTCCTTGTATAGTTGGAAAAGTTGGAGTTGCAGTTGAGTCAAATTCTGTAGCATAAGGATTATCATATAGATTTGCGTCCGCCCAAGTTGTTCTCGATAAAGAGCCAGTTACCCAAGTTCCATCTTGATAATTAAAACACACATACCTATCATTAAAATCAGAACCAGATTTAGGATAGTACCAACATATTTCTTCGTATAAATGATTTAAACCTGCATATACAGATTCTCCACCTTGATAATTAATTCCTAAATTATTACCATTTTTAGTTGTAAAAACAAAATCTTCAACTTGGCACGGTAAAGATTTAACAGTACCATCAAAAACAAAAAACCCACCTGATTCTCCCATCCAATAAACAGCTCCATTAACATATTTAATAGAGTGTTGACCTATAGCTCCACAATTAGAACCAACTTGTCTTATTGAAAAAGTGAATGGGGGACCAACAAATTGCATTACGTATGCTGAATTATCAGTAAGAATTAAAGTATAGTCTTTTCCTTTTACAGCTCCAACAATTTTAGTTCCAGAGTCAAGCCTAAAAGTACCAGCAGTGTTAACAGATGTTGGAGTATAATCAGATATATTTTCTTGGTCTGAAAATCTTATAAACATTTTGTCTTGTGTTGTCTCATCACCTATAGTGGTTTCTGTACCTAACATTACTAAATGTCTATCTCTATCTGAAACTAAGGACATTACTGATTTAGTTGGTGCATTTGAAATAACTACTGCTCTTGTGTTTAAAGCGTTTGGATTAGAATTAATAGGGTTCCATTCAAAAGATTTACCATTTTTAATAGTTGCAATTAATTTTTCTCCAAAATTATCTAATGACCATGATGCTGGATCTTGTTGTAGTGTTTGTGATAAGGAAGCTACACCCCAACCTGTAAATACCTCCACTCCAGCTCCACTAGAATGTGCAGACCTGGTGCCAGCTGCAGCTCTTGTAATTCCTGTTAGATCATTTGTAGATATACCAGTATAAGAAATAAACTCTGCTCCAACTTTTATTGTTCCGGTAGCAGGAAATCCTGTCGTTGATGCAAGAGTAATTGAAGTTCCTGATCCACCCGTTCCTGCGGTGTCATCTAACAAAGCTCCATTCAATGTGCTAAATACTTGTTGTCCTCCACCCCACAATCCAGTTCCCCAACCAAAACCATAAGTAAAACCTAAAGCTCCTGGTTTTATGTATGGATTAACAACTGCAGATCCACTACCATTAACAGTAGTCCCTGCTGCACTAGCCATTGTAATTGTAAACTCGTCACTATTTGGAACAGTAACTACTTGAAAAGTATTTGTTGTAAAATTTGCCGCACTATATCCTGCTCCAGATGGAGGTGTTACGGATGTAAATGTAAATAAGTCTCCAGGTTCTAAAGTATGTGCTGCTTTATTTACTGTTACTGTAGCCGAAGTGTTTACTGTATCAAAGGTACATCCTGTTAAAGCTGTGCCTAAAGGTGTAATATCGTAAAAAGCTTCTTCATAATAAATAGCTAATATTTTATTAGTGCCAATTGCACCATATCTTCTACCATCTAAATCTGCCCAAATAAATTGTTCTCTAGCTGCACCTACTAATGTATTAGTTAAAATTTCTTCCCATCCACCTATTTTTTCTGGAAGACCATATCTAAATCTTACAAAATCTCCATCAGTCCATTGTCCCTCAGCTCCTGTCTGAGAAACTTGCTTGTTAAAACCTGGGGCTATTTGTACTTTTGTTAGAGGCATACTGAATTATACCTTATATTACTTATTTTGTATAGAATTGAGAGATCAAATAAAAGTAAAAAGAGCCACTTTTCTTAAACCTAAATTTGGATAATAAAAAAAATGTGGATAATCTTTAAAGAAAAAACCTCTATATTTTTTAGGCTCTACTAGTTGTAACACAGTCTCGTGTGACTGATCAGTAACACCAGTGTCTCCAGAAGAATCATTTAAATATATTAATAATTGATTATGTGTAAAAGGGTGGTCTGTGTGTATACCACATTTGTAGCTATCCTTAATTGGTGGAAAAACATTAATTGTGCATCTAAATATTTTTGAACAACTAATATTATGCTTTCTACAAAAAGTATATAATATGTGATAAAGGCCATCTTTTAATGGACTACCTTGATCTCCCCTTCTATCTAAAACAATATGTTGAAAATGATTTGCATTATCGTTTTCTTTATCTGCAGATCTTACAAATTCAAATTTATATCTTCTCGATTCAAATATATGATCTAACCATTTCTTTTGGTCATCATGTAAAAAATTATCATCAATTATCATTACATATACTTATCTGCAAAATATTCTATTTCAATATAGGCTTTGTATTTCTCATCAGTACAACTATAATTTTGAATATCTAAATTAGAATGAATTGAAAACATTCTATTTTGCTCTGGGTAAACATCACCAACTTTAAATAAATTTATATGACCATTATTTTTATTTAAAAAATAATAACATTTTTCTGTAGAGTGAATTGCAAGAACATCTTCATTTTTTTTAATTAGTTCTATTTTTTTTTCTGTTCTAGGGACAACACAAATTTTAGCATTAATTATGGATCTATCTAAAAAATTTATAAGTGGCTTTATTGTATGTGCAAAAGTACTAGACATTTCTCTTTTATAAAATAACATATGATAAAAAATCAAACAATCTTGACTATCATCAATACTAAATGAAAAAATTGGATTTTTAATTAACTGTTCTAGTATTTTAAAACTATTATTGCTAATAGCATTATTTTGTAATTTTATCATCTATTTTAACTTTGCCAGACATTGTTTTAAGATTTTTATCTTCTTCATTTAAACCTACATGCCACATAGCAATAATATTCATTAAGTTATTACTAAAATGTCTTAATCCAGTTGATGTAAGAATTAGTTTCTTGTTTTTTTTAATTATTTCTATTTCCTTATCCTCAAATACAATATCACATCCACCATCATCTAATTGTTTAAAAATCATTCTTTTATCATACCTAACATATTTCTTTGATCAAATTTAAAATTTGCATTTACACCATCTTGATCTACATAATGTAAAAATACTTGACTTTGAAAATCATCATTTAACATTTCTCTTTTGTGTTTTAAATCAATTCCATAATACATCACTGCATCTCCAGGCTCAGTAAAAATTTCAGTATCGTCTACAGTAATTGGCCATCTATTTGGTGCACCGTCTATATGAGCTGTAATACTTATTTCACATGAAGGTCTATCTGTATGTTCTGGTAAAACTGCTCCATAAGTATACATTCTCCAATAAGAGTAAGTAGGATATAATTTTTTTCCAGATTCTTTTTCTACTAAGTTTTTTTTATTTAATAAAATTGATTCCATTAAAGGATCCGCATAATATCCTGGATCTCCATGAGGGTATAAATCATTTGAAGGTGGATCACAGGTGGGTATGGTATTCCTATGTCTATACTCACAATATTTAGAAAATATTGCAAGTTCTGTTTCAGTAAAGAAATTTTTTATTTTTTTAAATTTTTTCATTGTGCCCATGCTACTATTGAATATCTCTCTCCCTCTGTAACCGGATTTATAAAATGTGGATACATAAAATTTGAAGGAAAAATAATTAATGTATTTTCTGTGTCATTTATTTTTAAAAAAGATTTTGAATTATTTGGTAAAAAAAATTCAAGTTCACCACCCTTGTAGTCTTTGTTAATTAAAAAAACAAAACTTAAAGCTCTGTTAGATGCATGTCCGTGGTCTAAATGCCTTTCAAAATAAGATCCTTTATCATACCTTAGTAAATCAATTTGATTAATTTTTAAATGCACATGATCTATTGGTAAAACTGCATTTATATATTTACTCGCATACAAATTAAAATAACTTATAATTCGATTTGTAATTCTTACATTTGTCATACTATCAGTTTCAAAAGAATTCATAAATTCTGATTTACTAGTTCTTGAATCATCAACCTTGTTATCAGCACTTCTGTCTACCTTATATACTGTTGATTTATTAATTTTTGCAAAAGAAGGTTTGTCTTTTGCATATTTTTTTATTTTATTGAAGGTTGGTTTATCCAACACATTTTTATATATTCTAATATAATCTGAAACGTAATGACCTTCTAATTCCATGATCTTTTTTTCCAAACTTTGTCTTTATAAAATTTGAAATAATGTAAAAAAAATTTTAAATCAAAAGACTTTTTATGTTTATTTTCTTTTGTTTCCATAACCCAATTATCTCTTTTAAATGGAATAACTTGTGCATAGGGAGTACCTTTTAACAATGTGGTATTTAGTACTGGATATTTATCTCCATTAAAAACTATAGGAAAATTAATTTCACCTTCATAAGTATCTGTTTCTACTATGCCAGAAATTATAGAAAATCTATCATCAGTATTATTTAAAGGTGACACAAATAAACAAGAATATCCAGGAGGTGTTTTTATAACCCAAGGATTCATTATTTTATGTACACCAAAATTTAAATTTTTATTTAATAGTGGAGAACCTTTTACTTGATCAACACCATGAGGCCATTGTCCAGATTTATTTAAATTTAAACCTTCGTCATGATTTTCAGTTCTTATGTTACTAAATCTTTTTCCCTCATTATCTATAACATTGTGCTCAACATATAAATCTTTAGGTATTTTTAACACGTATCCTGTAGTTAAAGCTTCTAAAAAGGGCATACATTTTTTTACAGTATTTGCTTTATCAGAGTTGTCTAATGTTTTAAACCATTTTGGAATGTTTATTTTAATAGGTTGAGGGTAATCTTCTTTGAGCAAAAGATATTCTTTTGGGCAACTAAATTCTATTTTTTTGACCATAGTAAATCTATAGATGATTTACATTTATAAGTAAATAAATTTATTTTGTAGGTAATTCTAATAAATTTTTATAAGTAATAGAATTGTTTTGACAGTATTCTTCCCAACATAAACCTAACGGCCAAGTAACTGAATTTACATCAAAATTATTAAGATAATTTTTGTAATCAGTCCATTCTGAAGCTTTTGCATGATCTGCATTAAGTTCAAGCCATGAAGCTATATTAGTAGATAAGTCATTCATATAAGCTACTATGTTTTCTTGTGTTCCTCTTTCCTCTACTGGAATAACAGGATCAACATGTGTAAAAGTAAAATTAGTTCCATCATAAGATGTAATTGTGCTATTGAAAGATTTTACTTTTATAAAATCTTCTGAGCTAACTTCTATTATACTAACATTTGGTTGATCAGTATAATATTGTTGATCTGAACTATTTTCTACAATAGAGATTAAACTTGAAGAGTTTATTGGTTGTAAAGAGTCAAAATAAAAATAAGCCATAATTAATTTCCTTAAGCAGTTATAAGAATTACTCCAGCTGAACCACCGCCTCCGCCACCGAGACCTCCGCCAGCGTTTCCACCTGCTCCACCATTTGATGGACCATAATTTGAGTCATTAGCATTTCCAAAACTTTGACTTGATCCAGGTGCACTACCTGAAGAGCCCGTGTTACCAGTACTTGGACCGTGTCCATTTCCGCCACCGCCACCGTTTACTGTAGCAGTTCCACCATTGTAAGCTAAAGTTGATGCATTGCCAGAACCTCCTGGGTTTCCATAACCTACACCACTATTATAAGGTCCCGCATTTCCTCCATTACCAACGGCATAAGCATAACCCGTAGACGCAGCAGTAGGTACTATGTAATAACCGTAACCTCCTCGACCTCCAGCTCCACCATTTTTATTAGGAGTGTGGCCACCGCCACCGCCTCCGCCTCCGCCAGATTTTATAAAAGCACCCATGTCTTTTCCAGCTGATGGTGATGTAAATGTTCCGCTACCACTTGTGTAGTAAGCTCTAACTAAAGTTGGGTCTCCACCGGATGCACCAGATGAAGCAGCAGTAATTCTACCTTGTGCATCGACTGTGATTGCTGATGAAGTGTATGATCCTGCGGTTACAGCAGTGTTAGCTAATTGATCTGCACCTACTGCATCGTCTGCTATCTTAGCTTGAGTCACATTATCGTCTACAATTGAAGCAGTCACTACAGCGCTTGCTGCAAGTTGGTCTGCACCTACTGCATCATCGGCAATCTTAGCTTGCGTTATTGCGTCATCGGCAATTTGTGCAGTTGCTATAGTTCCAGAAATATTAGCAGCAGCAACAGTGCCACCTAAAGTGTCTAATGAAATTTCATTTAAATTTGTTCCATCAGAATATGCAGCATAAATTTTTGCTTGGTCTAAAGTAAATCCTGTTCCAGATGCAGTTTTAATTGTAAGGTTTGTAGGATTTGTCAAACCTGTTGCATCAAAAATATAAAATTTTTCTATTGAATCTGGGATCGTACAGATTGTGCTTGAAGCTATTGAAGCTGTAGCAAATTTAATTACCATGTTTCTAGCGTTAGAAGCAGCACCATCACTCATTGCAAGAGCTAAAGTACCACCACTTGAAAGTGTTACTTGTTCAAATCCTGCTACGGCTTGTTGAATTAAATTTAAATTAGTATTTGTTTTATCTCCCCATGTACCAGCATTTTCACCGGTTACCATTAGTTCGAGTTTTAAATCTGCGGAATAACTAGATGTCATAAATTTTATCTCCTAAATAATTATAATTTTACCTTATTTATGCAGCCCGATCAACCTCTGTCCAAATATTGTTTACACCAGGGTTTATCTCTGCCCATGCAGTAATATTAGGGCTTCCAACGGATGATGTAAATTGTATGCCTGTAACATCTACAATTGAACTACCTACTGCTGTAACAGAACCGACTGAACTTGTTAATTGAAGACCTCCTACACCTATTATTTGACCTGGAATTTCATCATGTTGACCGAGTGACATCGCTAACTGTTGTCCAGTAACAGGTTCAATAGTAGTTTGTTGAAGGGTAATTGTGCCTATAGTTGATGTTAGCTGTATACCAGTTACATCCACAGGTGTTTTTAAACCTCCTGCAGCATTTCCTACTTGAGAAGTTATCGAACCTGCACTTGTTACTGTAACATTTGCATCTGCTTCAAAACTTACAGAACCAATTGTAAAATCTAATTGATCTTCTGCAGGTAAAACAACTATTCCAAAATCTCCAACTAATGAAATTATTCCTTGTGTAGATGTTAAAGAAGAACCTGTAACACTGACGGTTACATCAGTAAATCCTGCTTCTTCCCCAATTGATGATGTTAATGTTTGTCCTGTTAAAGCAACTGAATAATTAACACCCCATGCAAATTCTCCCCATGCTGCTCTTCCCCAACCTTCTCCTGTTAGTGTAGATTCATCTACTGTTGCAGCTCCAATAGATGAGGACATTGAAACTCCAGAAGTGATTGCACCAATACCTACAAGAGTTTGTCCAACTGCCATAGACTCTAAACTTCCTGTTACTGAGACTAAAGCTGAAGTACCTCCAACTGGAGTACCTATAGAAGAAGTTAGTTGTTGTCCAACTGCAGTTACTTGATGATCAATGACGTGAGTTTCATTTCCAATAGTTGATGTTAATGATATTCCTGTTACCGATACATCAACGTGACCTTGGTCTCCCCAAACACCATTACCCCAAGATAATCCACCCCAAACATTTGATTCAATATCAAATATTCCACCCATGCCAATACCATGAACATAACAAAGATAATAAAAATCAGTTGCTGATGATGGTGTTACTTCTACATAACGAGTAGTAGCAGCATTAAAGGTTGTTGTGTTTACGTAGTTTGCATAGTTAGAGGCACCATCTAAATAATATGTTACCCCTGATGTAAGGTATTGATCTCTGCTTGTAGTTGTAGAAAAAATTAATGGGTGATTGTCATTTGATGAAGCACTTTGTTCAAATCTTAGAGTTCCACCTTGAACCCAATTTACAGTTCCAGGACCAGTTGAATTTCTAGCACCGTTTAAATAATAAACATTACCAGTCCCACCACCGTATAGGTTTCCTGAAGCTACGGTTACTGTATAAGTATACTCTGCCATAGCTCCAGGACCTTAAATTATGCTAATCTTAATATAGCTGCCGAAGTTGTGAAAGCTGGGAACTGAATAGTAAATGTTCCAGAAGTTGCAGTCTTGTCACCACCAAAATCTAATACAGCAACTGCATCAGTAGTATTTGAACCACCGTTTGTAGTTGTGTTATAAATTAAAGCACCTCTTGCAGTAAGAGTTACGTTTTGAAAACTTAAATCAGCAAAATCAGTAATAGCTACTGAAGATGAAACTTTTACACCTTGGTTTACTAAAGCACTTCCACCAGCTGAATAGTTTGATGAAGATACTTCATTTGCAGTTGCATAGTTTGTTGTTGATTTTCCTAAAGTTGCCGAACTTGTGTACATCGCTAATTTGTATGTATCAGTTGATGCATCAAAATCGTGACTTCCTTGTAGTAATTCTTTTTTAAAAGAATCACAGATTGCGTTTGTTGTTATTGCCATAATTATTCTCCTTTAAAATTATTGGTTTGGAGAAGGAGAAGGTACTACCACTCTAGGTACACCGTCATCAAACTCCCCTCGTCTTCTTCTACCCATTTGTTGTAGGGCAAAATTCTGTACCTCTTCAGTATACTTTGTTTGATATAGATTGTATAGATTGTCTGGTCCTTTTAAAAATCTAAATGCTTCTGCTAATACTCCATGCAATAGCATAGATTCTTGATGTTGAGATAAATAAGTATTATTTGTACTGGTAAAATTAGGTGGATCTTTTACATAATTTATTTGAACAGTTGAAGCACTTCCTGGAGTTGGTGCTACTAAAATAATATTACCTGTTTGAACATTATCCTCCCAATTAGCATAATATTTTGGTGTACCAGTTGTTGAATCATTTGGTGCAAATTCTGAAATAAAACTAGTATCTCTTTTTTCTAAAAATGTTCTGTTATTAGATCCATCTATAACTTGAACAGATCTAATTATTAAAGCATCAGATGGTAAAGAAACATATCTATTATTAGCAGTAAAAGTTGAAGTAGCATATTTTCTTAAATCATCATAATCTACTCTACCAGCAATATCTAATTCAATATTTCTAATAAAATCTTGAATAATAGCATCGGTTAAAACATTACTACTTACTTCAGTATAATTTCTTACTTGTGTTAAAAAATTTGAATGAGTTATTGCCATTATGTAATACTAACCTCTACAGAACCCATTATTGATATAAGTTCTCTTCTTCTATTTTGTAATGATGGATCTTCTGGAACCATACTGTGAATTGTTGTTGTAATTCCATTTGATGTAACATTAAAGTCTTGTGTTTTAAAAGCAAAATCTCCTGGTAATGATAAATTAGCAACTCCAACATGAATACCACCAGAATCTGAAATAGTTTGATCATTTGAAAATTCTTGAGTTGGTTGTTGGAATTTCATCACTCTTGGATTTCTTAAAGCTATAGCATCTGCTTTATGATATGGTGGATCAAGTTGTGGATGTTTTGGTTCGTACTCAGATATATGTACTAATGATCCATTCCATTCTTTGACCATTTCTTTGTAAGGAAACGCTTGTCCAGATCTATCAGAAATAGCTTTTGATCTTTTACCTGTTGCAAATGACATTATACTCCGTCTCCAAAATATGTTTGAGGTGAAATATAAACAGAAGCTCTTTGACCGTCTTCATTTAAAGCTCTAAGTAATTCATCTTCATATAATTGTTTTAATATTTGTATTCTATCTGGTGCTCTTTTTATTGATAAATAATATGCAAGACCAGAACACATACATGGTAAAAATCTATACGCTACATCTGCTTGATTTGAATATACTCCAGCGTCTTCAATTCTATTTATAGTATAAAATTTTAATGTAGTGTAAGTAGTTGCATCTGGTGCAAGATATAAACTTATAGTTGGTGTTGTTTGTCTATCAACAAAATACTGAGAAGGTTGTCCTGTTTGTAATTTATTTGGAAGTGCAGCATAAGCAGATCTATCAATTTTAGTTAATGCAATATCATTTGTTGATGAAGCATTTCCTGCTGCATTTGTCGTAGAGATGTATGCTTCTAAAACATCATTTACATTAGCATCTACTGTATATGTAGCTGTGCCTGCAACTAAGGCTTTTTCGTTTAATTCAACTTTCCAAAGATGTACACCTCTGTTTCCCCACTCTGAAAATAAAAGATTTAAACTTCTTCTTGCACTACGTAAGTCATTTCCACTATTAGTCCGCATACCACATCGTTCATATGCTTCTTCAATAATATCATCGATATTTAAATCGAATGTTGTAGTTCCTGACGTAGCCATAATTCATTACATTATGTCTTTGTAATAATCCAAAGACTTTCCTGGTATTAAGTTTTCATCTTGAAGGCCTTCACCTTGAGTTCTGGCTGCACCATAACCTTTAGCTTCATCACCTTTATAAGCTTTCATCATCTTACCTGATTTAGCCTGCATCATCTTAAAATCTTCACCAGATATTTTACCATCTTTGTTTTTATCTAATTTTACTTGATCACCTTTTAATGCCATAATTTTCTCCTTAAAATATTATACGTCTATCATACCACCATAGTATCTCTTGGTAAAGGTACTGACGTTTGTTGGTTTGCCTCCAGTATTACCGGCTTGTCTCTTTCTTGCAACAGCAGAACGCTTTTGCGAGTCTGTCATTCGGGCGGCTTTTGCAGCAGGCACGCATTTGGGGTATTTTCTTTTTGATCCACTTGCAGATTTTCTTCCACATTTTTTAAAACCTCCGCCTTTTTTAGGTGATCCTATATCAACCCATTTTTCATTGAACCATTTTTTAAGACTCATTAAAATACGCCTTTGAAACCTTTGCCTCTTATCGCTGCTCCTGATCCACGTACCTCGCCACCACACATCATTTTATTTGCAGAGGAGCCAGTCATGTTTGTTGTTGTATCTATTTGTAAGCCTCTAGGTAAATCTTCTAATCTATTGTCGTATTTATCTCTTGCCTTCTTTTTCTTTTTTTTCTTAGCACCCATGTCTTTTCCACCACCATATTTAAGCTTCAGAGTGCTTAAAGTTTCTGCTTGTGCAGCATGTGTTTTAGATGCTTTTTTTAAACCTTTTATTACTTCATTTACTTTTACTTTAGTTTCTCCACCAAGTTTTTTACCTGCTGGTTTGGGTCCTTTAAAATCTTTTCTTTTTACACCCGATGGATCTTTGATTTTACCAGCACAAATTTTACTTGCGTATGCATTTGCATATGCGCTGGGGTAAACACGAAATTTTCTTTTAGCAGCAGCTTTGCCTCTTGCACATAATTTAGTCATGCAAGAATTATATCATTTTTTAATTAAACAGTAAACGTCTTGGCTAATGGGTTTTTCTTCTTTTTTTTAATAGATAACTTAACTCTTTTCTTTTTTTCTTTTTCATCTCTTGCACCTCTTAATTTACCATCAATTTGTGCAGGAATTTGTCCTCTAGTTATTGTCATTATAATATATCCTTTGCTTTACCTAGTATTGGTTTATACTTTGTTTTTCCTTCTTGTCTATAAGCTAATAAGTATTGTTCTCTTCTATTTTCAGGAATCCAACTTGCGTGGATCCAGCCCGAGTTGGGTTCTCCAGGAGTGTAGTACTCGAGAATCAATTGATCTGTTTCAAGGTTCTTTTTTACCCAATCAGCTACTTCAGCATTATCAACTCCTACACATTCGAAATCACAAGCCTCAGCTTTTGCATGTTGTGAATTTCTAGAGCTGCCAATAGCTAGACATAAATCCTCACTACGAAATCCACTAGTCACTTTTACTCTGCCGAAATGGTCTCGTACCGGTTGCAGTATATTTTCACAAAGATCTTTTAATTTTTCTATTTGCCCTGCATTAGGATTATTATTAATACCCTTCCTAACGGCTGTATCTGATTTTATCAGCTCCAGTAAAGTAAAGTTACGAGATAAGTTCATATTGATATTATAATTAAATTTATATTAAAATACAATCCATGGTTAATTTTTTTCATAGTAGTTTAAATTTACCACAACTCTTCTTTTTGTATCAGTTTGTGAATATAATGCATGGTATGTATCACCTTCCATAATTAATATTTTATTTTTTTTAGGAAAAACTTTTAAATTTTTATCTTTAAAAACAGTAGGTCCATTTGATTCATTAATATATAATATAGCAGTTTTAAAGTTTTTATAAGGGTAGTCTATATGCCAACCAGTTCTTACAGGATTTTCATTTTGTAAAAATAAATTAGCTCTTACTTGAATTATAGAAGAATAATTTAATTTATTTAATATAGGTTTAATTAAATTAAAAGAATTAGAATTTATTCTATCTTCATTAAAAAAAGAATGTGTAAAATATGGAATTTGATCAGTATATTCAGTACTACCTCTATAATACCATGGAAGTTCTTTTTCTAATAAATAATTCTCTAAATTTAAAAAATCACTCTCATCTAAAAAATTTTCTATAACTTTCACTATTCAATTATTAGCTTTTTTATAGACAAAGATCCATCAATATTTTCTTCTAACTCTGCCTTACCCTTATAGCATTTATAAGATACAGTTTCACTGTATTGTCTTTCTGCTGTAAGTTTA